ACACCCCGAACCTACTGATAAATCTACAAATTATTTGCCTCTACATTATTTATTATAGTACAATACTACAATAGTGTCAACTATCTTTTTGATTTTCTATTCGTATAGCTAGTTCTGGAGCATTTATGTTCACAGTCTCTACACTCTCCCCTACTACTTTACCTAGAGAGTCTAATATTTGGGCAGCAGTTTGGAACTGACCTTTTTTGCAAGCCTTATCAAAAAGTCTAACTCTCATAGCTTGAATCCTAGCGATCATATTGTCTCTATCCTTTTGCCAATCCTCTTCATTCCACTTTGAAACTTCTTTCCAATCGTTCCATGCAGTTTTTACACAAACCCCTTCTCTAGAAGAATGTTCCAACACTAAATGTCTCGCTGGCAAACCTTCCAACTGTCTTTTGTATAGCCTTTGTCTCCTTTGTTCTACAACCATATCTGGCGATCTACCAGGATTTCTCTTCTTTGGAACGGATCTATCGTCAAAATTCTGTAGGATTGCTTCTGTCACGGACTGAAACTTATGTTATTAATTGAATAATAACCTTAAAATAGCAAATTAGTCGATAAAAACTAGCAAATCCATCAAAATTAAGGTTAATCTGTAGTACATGAGTGTAAAAACAAGAGAAAACTTAACATTGAGATGGGCCCAGGGGGAGGTGTTCAATGCAAAAAACCGATTTAGGGTACTGGTAGCTGGCAGAAGATTCGGAAAATCTTATTTATCTTGTATTGAGCTTGTAAATGCTGCGATCAAACGACCAGGCGAGACATATTTCTATTGTGCCCCTACATACCGCATGGCAAAAGACATTGCATGGAAAGAACTAAAAAAACTCGTACCAAGAGAGTGGATACAATCAAAAAACGAAACAGATTTAAAAATTGAATTGATAAACGGTTCACTTATCGAATTAAAAGGAACAGAAAATGCAACCACGTTAAGAGGTCGAAGTCTAGCTGGTGTTGTTTTAGATGAAGCAGCCTTTATGGATTCTGATGTATGGTTCCAGGTTATCCGACCAGCATTAGCAGATAAACAGGGGTGGGCACTTTTCATTTCAACACCCGATGGCACGGCAAGCTGGTTTTACGATTTATGGTGCTATGTTCCAGAAGATATGAGTGGAGATTGGAAGAGGTGGAGTTTTACCACAGTAGACGGGGGTAATGTTCCAGTTGAAGAAGTCGAGGCAGCCAAGGCCCAGTTAGATAGCAGAACATTCAAACAGGAGTTCGAGGCAAGTTTCGAAAATCTTACAGGATTGGTGGCAGTAAGTTTCAATGATGAAAATATTAGTAGCGAAGTGCAGGATTTACAAATGTTGCCTTTAATTTTGGGATTAGATTTTAACGTTGACCCTATGGCAGGAATTTGTGCGGTCAAGCATAACGATTGTCTTTATGTATTTGATGAGATCATGTTGACGGGGGGAGCAACAACTTGGGATTTTGCTGAAGAGGTTATAAGGCGATACGGAGTAGATAGACGAATTATTGCTTGCCCTGATCCAACCGGTAGTGCGAGAAAAACAAGTGGGGTTGGAGTTACGGACCACAATATTCTTAGAAGAAGTGGATTTACAGTTATGAGTCCAAAATCTCCGTGGAAAATTCGTGACAAAATAACTGCGGTAAACACAGCTTTGTATGATGCAAATGGAGATCGTAGAACATTTATCCACCCACGATGTAAAGAATTAATAAAAGCACTACGAACTTTAACTTATGCTCCGAATACAGGACTACCAAATAAAAATCTAGGAGTGGATCATGCGTTTGATGCTTTTGGGTATCTTTGTTTGCAGCAATTTAACCTTGTCAAACCAGAGACATTAGGCCAAACTTCGTTTAGAATATACTAAGAGTTTACTTTTTTACTATGTATCACTCCGCAATGAAGAAGAAAAAGAAAAAGAAGAAAAAAACCAAGAAAAAGTGAGACAATTTAGACGAGTAAGACGAGACAAAAAGACGGGAGTGCCTAGTAAATACCTTACGGGTGCTAGAAATCGTAGTGCGAAGGCAAAAGAGATAAAAGAAACAGCCGAAAAGTACAAAAGAGGCGAATATATTGATATAAAAGCTATTAACAAGTCACGATCTGCTCAAGATGAAACCAAAAAGAAAACCACTAAGCGAAAAAACAAAAGAAACACTAAGAAAAAAGGCAGATAAGAGCCGTTTTACCTACGGACAACTTGCCCAAGTGTATCGCAGAGGACAGGGAGCATATTTATCTTCTGGATCTAGAAACGTGCCAATGGCTGCATGGGCAATGGGTAGAGTAAATAGTTTTATCAGTGGAAAAGGAGGAGCAAGGAAAGCAGATGCAGATATTTTGCAAAAAAAGAAAAAGAAATAACTGTGAAAGTTACAGTTTCAAGGTAATATATTGTTATAAGTAAATTTTTATTGAAATCATGGCATTTTTTCGTGGTGAAGAAGGCTCTGTATCATTCGATAACGGAACTGGAACAGCAGGAGCTATAGCTTCTACAACAGCTTGGACTTTAGATACAACAAAAGATACTCTTGAGTGCACTGCTCATGGAGATACATCAAGAAAGTATGTAGGATCTTTAATTTCTGGTTCTGGTACTGTTGATCTTCTTTACACTGCAACATCTGGAGATGATACTGCTGAAATTATTAGTGATGTATTAACAACAGAAGATACTGGCGATGCTACATTTAATCTTTTCTTAGATACATCAGGCAGTAAAAAATTAAATTTCAACGGAATTATTACAGGAACTTCATTTAGTTCAACTGTTGGAGACATTTCTACAGTATCAGTTAGTTTTGTGACAACTGGTGCTATTACCGCTTCCATCTGATGCCTAAAGGATCTTATTCGAGCAAACAACGTAAACTTGCTGCGGTTGCTCCACCACGGGATAAGATTACTGCTGCCGATTTGAAAAAAGTACGTTCCAAGAAAAAGAGGAAGAAAAAATGAAAACCCTAACTCAAAGACAAAAAGATGCTTTAGCTAGGCATAAGAAGAAAGGTACTCATACCAGAAAGCACATGGAAGAAATGAAAAACTTGATGTTAAAAGGTAAAACTTTTACTGAAGCTCATAATCTGACCATGAAAAAGGTAGGAAAATGAGTAAAAAAGATCCTAGACTTACAAAAAATAGATTAGAAGGATTTAATAAACCAAAGAAAACACCTGGCCACCCCACTAAATCTCATGTGGTGTTGGCCAAAAAAGGCGATAAAATAAAGTTAATACGATTTGGTCAACAGGGAGTTGTTGGTGCTGGTAAAAACCCTAAATCCGACAAGGATAAGGCCAGAAGAAAATCGTACTATGCCAGACACAATGCACAAGATCCCAACCCAGGATTTTTTACAGCTAGATACTGGTCACACCGCACTAAATGGTAAACAATGACTTACGCTGTACCTGGACCAATTAGAACCAATATTATCTCATCTACTTCTGTAGGTGGTATTGATAGTCCTTTTACTAGAACAAGGGCAGTTCTAGATATGATGAAAGGTTGGGAAATAATGAAAGCCGTAACCGAAGGAACAGATTATCTTCGAACAAAGAGCGAAACATTCCTACCACTAGAGCCAAGAGAAGATTACGATGCTTATTTAGCTAGGGTAAATCGTGCTGTATTTTCTCCATTTACCCAACGATTAATCAGAGCAGCCACAGGTCTTGTATTAAGAAAACCAATAGCACTTACTGGAGATCCTTATTGGACAGAAATGTTCAAAGCAGATGTAGATGGCAGAAAGTCAGATTTAGATGAATATGCCAGAAGATTACTAATGTGCTCCCTTACATACGGCCAAAGCCACATTCTTGTAGATTATCCTGCACCATCGGGAGCAGTAAGTCTAGCCGAAGAACGTCAACAAAACCGCAGACCTTATTGGATTGAGGTAGATCCAAATAATCTTTATGGCTGGAGACTAGATAGAGAATCAAACTATGGAAACTTGATACAGGTAAGACTTGGGGAAAAAGCAGTACTTCCAGATGGACAGTTTGGAGAGAAAGTATTTGACCAAGTAAGAGTAATTGAACCAGGAAGTTACAGAGTATTTCGTAAAAAAGAACAGATAGAGGAAATGTATGATGTATCAGACGGAAGTTCTGCTGGCAGTTTTGAAGCTGGATCATCTGACAAAGACTATAAACAGGTAGAATCTGGTGAATTTTCCCTTGGCGAAATACCTTTAGTTACAATTTATTCTGGTAAAACAGATAATTTAGTAAGTAAACCACCTTTACTTGACATTGCATACTTAAATCTTGCACATTTCCAAAGACAGGCTGATTTAATTCATAGTTTGCACGTTGCATCTCAACCCATGCTTGTAATGGAAGGTTATGACGATCAAACCAAAGACCTTGCTATCAGCGTAAACTATGCAATGGCAACTCAACCAGGTAACAAAATATACTATGTAGAGCCAGCTTCCAGTGCTTTTGATGCTCAATCAGCAGAAATAAAAGAGCTACAAATGCAGATGGCAACCCTTGGAATTAGTACATTATCACAACAGAAATTTGTTGCAGAATCAGCAGATGCTCGCAGACTAGATCGTGTAGATACTAACTCCATGTTGGCGATGGTATCTATGGAACTAGAGCAAAAACTACAAAAAGCGTTTAATTTATCTGCTGAATATGTAGGTATTGAACCACCAGAAGTAAAGATTAGTAGAGATTTTGATATTGAAAGATTGATTGGTCAAGATATTACCGCTTTAACTGCATTATTTAATGAAAATGTGATAGATAGAGAAGAATTTAGAGATATTTTAGTACAGGGAGAGGTATTACCTTCAGCGAATGAGGTCAAATCTGAATAGTCTGCTACAATAGTATATAAGTACACCTTTATTATGGCTAAATCTTTAGACCATGTTCTGCAACCTGACGGAACTTGGAAATGGGAAGAAGTAGAACTTGTACATTCAACTGCACCAGTTGAACCCAAAGTTTCTTCTACTCCCGAACCAAAAGCAACTAAGAAAAAACCTGCTAAAAAGAAAACTACCAGCCCATTATCCGACTAATTTATGGCAATCGAAGAACAAGTCATTCAGCCTGATTCCGTGACTCCTGCTGAACAGCCCGTGGCTGACACTCCTTCACAACCACAAGCACCCGATCTCAGTTCTATAAAAGCAGAATACGAAGCAAAACTAGCTGCTGCTCGTAAAGAAGCTGCTGAAGCAGAAGAAAAATTTAAAGGCATCAAGGGAAAACTAGACGATGTATATAAACAGAAAGAAGAAAAACGTACCAAAGACTTAGAAGAACAAGGTCAGTGGAAAACTCTTTGGGAGGAAGCTAATAAAACAGCCCAGGAAAAAGATCAACAAATCTCTAGCTTGTCTCAACAACTAGAGGAGATGAAAAACTCTCACGAAGTAGCTTCTACAAAAACAGCAGCCCTAGCAGCTATCAGTAATCTTGGAGCGATAAACGCAGAACAAACTTTAGCATTGTTACAAAATAAGTTACAAAAGAACGCTGAAGGGAAAGTAGTTATTCTTAACGGTGGAGTTGAACAAGATTTGAATACTTATATAAGCAGTCTCAAGAATCCTGGTAGTGGTTGGGAACATCATTTTAAACCTAGTAGTGCTGCTGGAATGGGTGCTAGACCTAGCCCCGTAGCAAATGCTGGTGGAGGTCAGGTAAACCCTTGGAAAACGGGCAACCTCACACAACAAATGCTACTATTAGAGCAAGATCCGCAGCTTGCAGCAGTGCTCAAGC